GCAACAAAAACATGGGCAGACTCTATCAATTCATCGTCCTACGGTGTACTTGATTCAGGAGTCATTTATGTCTACGACAAGTACAACGATGCATATCGTTGGATCGGTAACGCAGGTAACACTGCAGGTCTTTGTGCCTATACTGATGGTGTCGCAGATGCATGGTTCTCCCCTGCTGGTTTCACACGTGGAGTAATTCGCGGTGTAACTAAGTTGAAGTTTAACCCAACACAAGCCGAAAGAGATACTTTGTACAAGGCTCGAGTGAATCCTATCGCTTCGTTCCCAGGACAAGGAATCGTTCTTTACGGTGACAAAACTGCACAGAGTAAACCTTCTGCATTCGATCGTATTAACGTTCGCAGACTGTTTATTACTATGGAGAAGGCAATCTCAACCGCTGCTAAGTTTCAGTTGTTTGAGTTTAACGATGAGTTCACAAGAGCTCAATTCAGGAATTTGGTCGAGCCGTTCCTGAGGGATATTCAAGGTCGTCGTGGTATCACGGACTTCGCTGTTGTTTGTGACGAAACAAATAACACTGGTGAGGTAATTGATTCCAACCGCTTCGTTGCAGATATCTTCGTCAAGCCTGCTCGTTCTATCAACTTTATCACGCTAAACTTTATCGCCACTCGTACTGGTGTAGAGTTCAGCGAGGTCGTTGGACAATAAGGAGAGTAAGAGATGGCAATTTTAGGAGTAGATGACTTTAAGTCAAAGCTCGTAGGTGGCGGTGCACGTTCCAACCTTTTCAAGGCCACTGTTAACTTTCCTAGTTACGCGGCTGGCAACGTCGAGCTGACATCCTTCATGTGTAAGGCTGCTCAGTTACCTGCATCAATCATTGCACCTATCACGGTACCATTCCGTGGTCGTCAGGTACAATTTGCAGGTGATCGTACGTTTGAACCTTGGAATATCACTATCATCAACGACGTAAACATGGAAGTGCGTAATGCATTTGAGCGTTGGATGAATGGTATTAACCAACATCAGAACAACACTGGTCTAACTAACCCAGCGGATTATCAAGCAGATATGATCGTTGAGCAGTTGGACAAATCAGGTGTTGTGACTAAACGTTATGATTTCCGTGGAACATTCCCGACAAACGTTTCGGCTATCGATCTATCATACGATAACGAAAACGCAATCGAGGAATTCACGGTTGAGCTTCAAGTTCAGTACTGGGAATCCGGCACTACAACTTAAGCGATAAATAGTATAGCGGGGAGGGTCTATCCTCCCCGTGTTACTACACAGAGGTGAAAGATGGCTGAACTATTTGGATTTGAAATAAAACGTAAAGGACAGGAAGAAACCGACGAAAAGAAAAAAGTTTCGTTTGTTCCACCTGAGACTGATGACGGCCTTGGTCAGGTAATCAATGCTGGAGGATACTTCGGTTCCTACCTAGACATGGATGCATCTTCAGCCAAAACCGAAAAAGAACTAATCATGAAGTATCGTGATGCATCGTTCCAACCAGAATGCGATGCTGCGATCGAAGACATCATTAACGAAGCAGTGGTATCGGACACTGACGGTGTTCCGGTTAAACTTATCCTTGATGATTTGGATCAACCAGCAAAAATCAAAAAGCTAATGCTTGAAGAGTTTGAGACTGTGGTCAATCTCTTAAACTTTAGTTGGTACGGTCATGAGATTTTTAGAAGATGGTACGTTGATTCCAAACTATACTATCACAAGATTATCGATAACGCGGATCCAAAGCGTGGGCTAATAGAAGTAAGACCTATTGACGCTACTAAGATTCGTAAGGTAAAAGAGGTCGAACACGATACCGATAAGAAGACTGGTATTAAGATCGTAAAGGATGTTAAGGAATACTACATCTATCAAAACGAACCTCTTGATAAGTCCAACCAAGGGCTAAAGATTTCTAAGGATGCGGTTACATACATTCCTTCTGGTCTGTTGGATCCATCCCGTAAGAAGGTATTAGGTTATCTTCATAAAGCACTAAAGCCAGTGAATCAGCTTCGTATGATGGAAGATTCGTTGGTTATCTACCGCCTCTCGCGCGCACCCGAGCGCAGGATCTTTTATATCGACGTAGGTAACTTACCTAAGGGTAAGGCGGAGGAATACCTTCGCAACATTATGTCAAAATACAGAAACAAGATGGTGTATGATGCTAATACCGGCGAACTCAAGGACGATCGTAAACACATGTCGATGCTCGAGGACTTCTGGCTACCGCGTAGAGAAGGTGGTCGAGGTACAGAGATCACGACCCTACCAGGAGGGGAAAACCTCGGACAGATCGAAGACATCATCTATTTTCAAAAGAAATTGTACAGAGCGCTCAACGTTCCAACTGACCGTCTAGAACAAGAATCACAGTTTGCTCTTGGAAGAGCCACAGAGATTACTCGTGATGAACTAAAATTCCAGAAGTTTATCGCCAGACTTCGTAAAAAATTCTCAGGTCTTTTCATGGACTTGTTGAAAACTCAGTTGATCCTAAAAGGAATCATTACTGAGGGTGAGTGGAAAGAAATCAGTCAAGACATAAACATTGACTTTTTGAAGGACACACACTTTGTTGAACTGAAAGAGTCGGAACTTTTAAGGGAACGTATGTCTACCCTTAGAGAACTCGATGAATATGTTGGTAAATACTATTCTATTGAGTGGGTTCGTAAGAACATCTTAATGCAAACCGACGATGAGATCGAAATGATTGATAAGCAAATCAATGCCGAAAAGGAAGACGGTGAAGAAGGCGATATCAGTATTGATGATCTCTAGAAATTTAATTTTTTATAAATAAAATAGAATGAGGATAATAGAATGGCTGACGTAATGGATTTCGTAACACAAGTAGGCTCAGGTAATATGGCTGATGCTGAAAAATCGTTTGCGAATGTTATGCAGGATAAAATTAATTCTGCAATGAATGACCGAAAAATTGAATTGGCCAACACCATGGCTGGAGTTGAAACCGCCGTTGAGGTGGATGAGATTGAAACAGAACAAGAGGTAGAAACAGATGATGAAATTCACGGAGTTTCGGACGAGTCTGAGTGAAGCCTCTTTTAAGTTGAAGCCAGGTGAAAAGCAGGTAAAAAAGTTTAAGGTTGGCAAAGGCAAATACGACGCAGTCGTTTCTAAAAAAGGTTCAGATTTTATCGCTTATGTAGATGGCGATATGTTAGACAAATTTAAGTCCGCAAAGGAAGCAGAAAAAGCTGCTAAAGATTTTACGGATTTGATGGGGAAGTAACAAATGGCATGGGTCGCTATTACAAATAATCCCAACTGGGAATATGATAATGCACCAGCCGATCCTGGCGTTGGTAGTCCATATCGTCCGCTCTGGTTAAAACAAACTAGCGGAGTTAGGACTTTCAAAGGTCATGAGGTTTATACAAAAGTTCGGAGAGTCGGAGATTCACCAACAGCGAATCGCGGCGAACTGAGCAAAACATATTGGGATAATCAATGAAGCTGATTACAGAATACACTGAGGACCTTCAGTACAGTATCATTACCGAAGAGAAGAACGGTAAGAAACAACGTATTATTGAAGGAGTCTTTATGCAGGCCGAGCAGAAGAATCGCAACGGCCGTGTGTATCCTCGAGCAACATTAGAATCCGCAGTTGACAAATATGTCAGCGAACAAGTTTCCAAGAGTCGGGCAGTCGGTGAGTTAAATCATCCAGAAGGTCCGTCTATTAACTTGGATAAAGTATCTCATCGCATCACCGAACTAAAATGGGATGGTGATAATGTGATGGGTAAAGCACTCGTGTTGGATACTCCTATGGGTAGGATCGTTGAAGGTCTTATGGATGGTGGGGTTCAGCTCGGTGTTTCAAGTCGTGGTATGGGTAGTCTTGTGCAAAAGAACGGCGCTAACGTAGTCAGTAATGATTTTATGTTATCAGCCGTCGATATAGTTCAGGATCCTTCCGCTCCAGAGGCGTTTGTCAATGGAATCATGGAAGGTGTTGAATGGATTTGGGATAATGGAATCCTAAAGGCGCAAGAAATTGAACGGTTCGAGACTGAGATCAAACGGGCACCATCTAACCGCTTAGCGGAAACACAGATGAAAGCCTTCAAAGATTTCCTCTCAAAACTTTAACTCGATTAGGAGTAAAAAAAATGTCTGATCAAAAATTAGATCCGATCGAGGACATCAAAGAACTCCAAGATGATGTCGTTGAAGACGTTGAAGTTTCTGACGAAGAAACCTTGGAAGAGGCTCAAGCCCCGGTTGCTAAGGGTAAGGCTGACATGGAAGTTGATGGAGAAAAGGCTGCTGCCGACGTTGCTGCTACAGTAAAAAAATCAGCACCCGCTAAAACATCGCTACCAAAAACAAAGGCAGGCATGATTAATGCTATGTCTATGCAGATGTCCAAAATGAAAAAAGATGAACTGAAGGCTGCATACGAAGCAATGTGTGCAACTGAAGGTCTCGAAACTGACGAAGACGCTATCGTCGAAGGCAACTTCGATGAGGATCTGAATGCTCTGGTTGATTCCGAAGCAACTCTTTCCGAAGGGTTCAAGGAAAAGGCTGAAGTAATTTTTGAAGCAGCGCTGAAGGTAAAACTTGCTGAGCACATTGAAAGTGTTGATGCACAGTATGCCGAAGAACTTGCTGAGGAAACTACACGCATCCAGAACGACCTTGTTGAAAAAGTCGATGGCTACCTAAACTACGTTGTAGAGAATTGGATGGAAGAAAACAAAATTGCGATTGAGAACGGTCTCCGTACTGAAATCGCTGAGTCATTCATTCAAGCATTGCATGGCGTATTTACTGAGCACTACATTGAGGTACCTGAAGGTAAGGCTGACCTAGTTGACGATCTCGCCAACAAAGTCGACGAACTGGAAGAGCAGCTTAATGGCACAGTAGAGAAAAACATTGATCTGAAGGAGGAGGTTGCAAAACTTACTCGTGAGGCAATCATTGTTGAGTCTAGTGCAGGTCTCTCTGAAGCACAAGCTGAGAAGCTTAAGGGTCTTGTTGAAGACGTAAACTTTGAGAGCGCAGAAGCCTTTGCTAAAAAGGTTGATACGATCAAGGAGTCTTACTTTAAGCAACAAGTAACTGAAACTCAACCCATGCAGGAAGAAACTACTGAAGCGTCGGACGAAGTTGAACACTCGCCGATGATGGAAGCATATCTTGCTGCGATTAAAAAATCATCTCAATAAGGAGAAAGTCCAATGTTTGGTTCCGATCAATTAATGGAAAAATGGAACCCAGTACTTGACGCCGAAGGCGCACCTGCACTGGGTGACAAATATAAGAAAGCGGTAACTGCTGCTGTTCTTGAAAACACAGAGAAGGCTCTGAAAGAAGAGCGTGCGCAAGCATCGTTCAACTTGACTGAGGCGGCTCCTGTTAACTCTACTTCAGCCGGCACAGGCGCAATTAACAACTGGGATCCAGTATTGATCTCACTCGTTCGTCGTGCAATGCCTAACCTGATTGCATATGACATTGCTGGTGTTCAGCCAATGTCTGGTCCTACTGGCCTGATCTTCGCTATGAAGTCTCGCTACAACGACAACGCATCTCGTACTTCTGCTACTGAAGCACTGTTCAACGAAGCTGACACTGATTACAGCTCAAGCTCGTTCAACGGTAACACTGGTACAGCTAAGAACGGTACACACGGTGGCGATTCTTCGTCTCTGCCTAACTTCTCCGTCGATGCAGACTCAGCTGATTCTGGTTCTGACAACGTAGGAGATACTTTTGGTTTCGGTGGTGGTATGACTACTGCAGAAGCTGAAGCACTTGGTGATAGCTCAACCAACGCGTTTGGTGAAATGAGCTTCACTATTGACAAAGCTACTGTGACTGCTCGTAGCCGTGCTCTGAAAGCTGAGTACACTATGGAGCTTGCACAGGATCTTAAAGCTATCCACGGTTTGGATGCTGAATCTGAGTTGGCAAATATCTTGTCTGCTGAGATCCTTGCAGAAATCAACCGCGAGATGGTTCGTACAATCAACTCACGCGCTAAGCTCGGTGCCCAGCAAGCTGACCTGACAACTGCAGGTATCTTCGACTTGGATACTGACGCTGATGGCCGTTGGTCTGTTGAGAAGTACAAAGGTCTGTTGGTACAGATCCAGCGTGAAGCAAATGTTATCGCACGTGAAACACGTCGCGGTAAAGGTAACTTCATCCTGTGTTCTTCTGATGTAGCTGCTGCACTTTCTGCTTCTGGCATGTTGGATTATACTCCAGCTCTTGCTGGCAATGCAGGTCTTGCTGTTGACGATTCAGGTAACACCTTCGCAGGTACACTTACAGGTGGCATTAAGGTCTACATCGACCCATATGCAACTGTGAACTACTTGACTGTTGGTTACCGTGGTGCTAACCCATACGACGCAGGTATGTTCTATTGCCCATACGTTCCATTGACTATGGTTCGTGCAGTTGGTGAGAACAACTTCCAGCCGAAGATTGGTTTCAAAACTCGCTACGGCATGATCGCCAACCCATTTGTTGAAGCTTCACCAGACGGAATCGGTACTGCTCGTCAGAACCAATACTTCCGTATTATGCGTGTCGACAACATTCTTGGCGAAGGCTAATAATAAGAAGGTACATTAATGTACTCGTTGAAGGGGGCTTAGGCCCCCTTCTTTTTGTGTATAAATAGTTATATGATTAGAAAATATATGAAGAAACTACACAAACTAATGAAGGCAGGTAGACTACACAAAGTAGTCAATATGGCTTTAGACTAGAGGTTTAGCAAATGGCATATCAGCTTAACGTCGATTTTAGCGAGGGCGCAGAGACGAGCCAAGTAATCGCTAACCCAACATTCGTAAGTCCTTCCGGATTTAGGTTGTTGATCGATAACCAAAAGTATAAGAACGCTCAGTTTACGGTACAGACCGTTGCGCTTCCTGACTTGTCGGTTACTGGTGCACCGTTAAATACACCACAAAGAAACATTACCTCAATGCCAGATAAGGTCGAGTATGGTCAATTTGAAATGACCTTTTTGATCGACGAGGATCTGGTTAACTATAAAGAAATTCACGATTGGATGATGGGTCTTGTGGTCGAGGACGATACTGGTGTTCGTAAACAACGAGACATGTCTTTAATGATTTTGAACTCTCACAACAACGTATCACGTGAGATTAAGTTCACTGACGCGTATCCAACGAACCTATCGTCTCTACCATTTGATGCTAGCTCAACCGATGTTGAGTACCTAGTAGGCAACGTAACGTTTAACTACTCCTACTTTAAGCTCGTATAAATAATTTTGTATCCTAATGTTGGGATACGCTTTGAGGTATATTATGATCACGATTGACAAAGTCCTTGAGATGTGGAAGAACGACTCTCCTATCGATGAGTTAAACCTAGACACTGCTAGTCAGCAGTCTGCAAAACTACACTCCAAATATTTAGAACTACTATCAGTAACAAAGCTTCAGCTTCGTAAGAAGGAGATGGAGTTCAAAGTGCTGCTTAAGAACAAATGGCTGTGGTACAATGGCAAGATGTCGAAGGCAGAGATGGATAAACTAGGTTGGGGGTACGATCCACTGAATGGTCTTAAGGTATTAAAAGGCGACATGGATCATTTTTATGATTCAGACCAACACATTCAAGAAGCTAACGCTCACATTGAGTATCTCCAAACACTGGTTGATACCCTTTCTGAGATCATGGAAAACATCAAGTGGCGGCATCAAAATATTGGTAATATGATTAAGTGGCGCCAGTTTACATCGGGCATGTAATGTCAGTACTGACTGTTAAGAAAAAGAATCACGCGTATATAACCGTTGATGGAGAACCGTCGGCTTTGAACGAGCTGACTGATTTCTTCACCTTCTTTGTTCCTGGGTATAAGTTTATGCCTGCGTACAAAAACAAAATGTGGGACGGTCGTATTAGGTTATACAACTCTCAGACCAAAGAGCTGTATGCTGGATTGTTTGCGTATCTTAACGAGTTTGCTAGTTTAGAACGTGGCCATACTATTGAGCTGCAAGAAGATCTTGTGTATGGTTACCCTGGAGCAGAGACTGACGTTGATATGTCGTTCATGAATGACCTAACTATATCATCGAAAGGACAAGCAATTGAGCCTAGGGATTATCAGCTTGAAGCGATTAGGCACGGTCTCAGTCGGAAGTCTGCCTTACTTGTTTCACCTACGGCATCGGGAAAGTCACTCATCATATACAGTCTACTTCGATGGTACCTTGCAAATCACGATAAGAGGGTCCTTATTATTGTACCGACAACCTCGTTGGTTCAACAAATGTATTCTGACTTCGCTGACTACTCTGCATACGATGATGGTTTCGACACTGAGTCTAGTTGTCACAGGATATACGCTGGGCGACCTAAGTTCGCCGAAAACGAAAGGGTGGTTATCTCAACTTGGCAATCGATATATAAACTTCCTGGGACTTGGTTCGAACAGTTTGGCGCGGTGTTCGGCGACGAGGCGCATAATTTTAAGGCGAAGTCTCTTACCTCTATACTTACTAAGCTGCGTGATGCTGAGTATCGTTTTGGTACCACTGGTACTCTTGATGGGACGCAGACCCATAAACTTGTCTTGGAGGGATTGTTTGGACCAGCATATTATGTCACTACCACTAAGGATCTGATGGATAAGGGTTCGCTGGCTGACCTAACTATCAACGTACTTTTACTTAAGTATTCTGACGAATTATGTAAACGTATAAATAAAATTAAATATCAAGAAGAACTCGACTTTATCGTTACACACCAACCTCGCAATTTGTTTATTAGTAACTTAGCACTGGACCAAGAAGGAAATACCCTAGTACTTTTTCAGTATGTAGAAAAGCACGGTAAACCATTATATGATATGATCAATGACCGAGCTCACCGTAGAAGAAAAATATTTTTCGTGTCTGGTTCAACTGATGTCGATACTCGAGAGCAAATAAGATCGATTACGGAGAACGAAAAAAATGCTATCATTGTCGCTAGTCTTGGTACTTTCTCTACTGGTATTAATATACGGAACCTGCATAATATCATATTTGCTTCTCCGTCTAAATCGCAGATCAGAGTCTTACAGTCAATCGGACGAGGATTACGGAAATCAGAAGATGGACGAGATACAATCCTGTTTGACATCGCCGATGATCTCCACTGGAAAAAGAACAAAAATTACACGCTCAATCATGCGGCTGAGAGAATAAAGATATATACTAAAGAAAAATTTAACTACAAGATTTATGAGGTTAACATATGAATGAGCTAGACGACGTCAACATTCGCCATTTCAAGTTGTCCTCGGGGGAGGAGCTGATTTCTTTGGTTAAGGGTAATGAGAATACTATGATTATTCTTGAGTCCCCTATGGAACTACACACGATGATGAAAGAGCGGACTCAAGGATTTGTTTTCACTAAGTGGCAACCACTATCTAAAACTGACATCGTTGCGCTAAACCCCATGCATATCGTATCACACGTCGAGTGTGACAATGATGTTAAGGAAAGATACGTAAGGATGTGTTTGGAACAGAAGGATTATCCTGAAGAACTAGAAGATCCTTCGTATAATGATTCGCCTGAGGAACTAGACATGCTTGAGGCTATGATGGAACTAAACTCTAGTAAAACTAAGCTCCATTAATATAGTATATCCCCTGCTCCCGGCGGTACAATTAATTATAACACAGTTTCCTAGATATGTAAATAGCTAATATGCATATTTATGAAATTATTTTTATTAATTAACTATTTACATTCAACCTAAACTATAGTATAATAGTACAATATGATATCGTAGTGATTGAGGAGTATTATGAAACCTAAGCAAAAACCACACTACGTCAACAACAAGCAGTTCTCTCTGGCTGTCGTTGATTACGTTAAACTCGTGAGAGAGGCCGAGGAAAAGAACGAAAAGCTACCTATCGTTCCTGACTATATCGCAGAGTGTTTTCTTAAGATCGCTGAGGGTTTATCCCACAAGTCCAACTTTATTCGCTATACCTACCGCGAAGAGATGGTGATGGACGCAGTTGAGAACTGTCTCAAAGCAGTGACCAACTACAACATTGAAACAGCGACTCGAACTGGTAACCCTAACGCCTTTGCTTACTTTACACAGATTTGCTACTATGCATTTCTTCGTAGGTTGGCCAAGGAAAAACGTCAGCAGGACATCAAGTTCAGATTCATTGAGAAAGCAGGTATTGACGACTTTATTCAATACGATGAAGGCGGTATGGTTGACCAATCGGTTAGTCGTGCATTCGTTGATCAACTCAAGGACCGTATTGATAAGGTACGCGACCATGATACACAGATCAAAGAATTCGCAACAAAAGAAAAGAAAAAGCAAAAAACTAAAAAACGTTCAGGCGTTGAATTGTTTATGGGATAACATATGAAAATCGCAGTCTTGAATGATACCCACTGTGGTGTCAGAAATAGCTCAGACATCTTCCTTAATTACCAAGACAGATTCTACAACGAAGTATTCTTTCCTTATCTAAAGGAACACGGCATTACGCAGATACTTCATCTTGGTGACTATTACGACCATCGTAAGTACGTCAACTTTAAGGCATTAAATCAAAATCGTAAATCGTTTCTTGAACGTATGCGTGACGATGGTATTAGCATGGATATCATTCCGGGCAACCACGACGTATACTATAAGAACACTAACTATCTGTGTTCCCTTAAGGAACTACTTGGATACTTTACATCAAACGTAAACATCGTTATGAAGCCAAAGGTCTTAGACTATGATGGTCTAAAGATAGCACTGGTACCATGGATCAATAACGAGAACTACGAAGAAACGATGAAGTTCTTAGGTAAGTGTAATGCCTCATGGGTTGGCGCCCACCTCGAACTGACTGGTTTCGAAATGATGCGCGGAGTACAAAACACGCACGGCATGTCGGCCGAAGTCTTTAAGAGATTCGAGTGTGTTATGACAGGCCACTTCCATACAAAATCGCAACAGGGCAATGTTCATTACCTAGGGTCTCAGATGGAGTTTACCTGGGCTGACGCCGGCGATCCAAAATACTTTCACGTGATCGATACAGAAACGAGGGAACTAACTCCAGTTCGCAATCCTATCTCTATCTTTGAGAAGGTCGTTTATGACGATAAGGTTAACGACTATACCAACTTTGATGTTGATAAACTTAAGAATAAGTTCGTAAAGGTAGTCGTTGCTAATAAGTCGGATCCGTTCTTGTTTGATCGTTTCATTGATCGTATACATCAGGTGGATACCTATGAGTTAAAGATCGCAGAAACGTTTGATGAGTTCCTTGGCTCAAATGTTAACGACGATGAGATATCCGTTGAGGATACCACAGAGTTGCTTGACACATACGTCGAGTCGGTTGATACCGAACTTGATAAAGAAAAGATGAAGGGTCTGATGCGAGGGTTATACGTCGAAGCACAGAATATGGAGATCCTATGATTAAGTTTCGTAATGTAAGATGGAAGAACTTCCTATCAACCGGTGACACGTTCCTTGAGGTACAACTCGATAGATCGCCATCAACACTAATCGTCGGTCAAAACGGCTCAGGTAAATCAACACTGCTTGACGCATTGTCGTTTGGTTTATTCGGTAAGGCTCACCGCGATATTAATAAACTGCAGATGGTCAATACTATTAATGGTAAGGGTACCGTCGTTGAGGTTGAGTTTGACATTGGACCACATTCGTTTAAGGTTGTTCGTGGTATCAAGCCAAATAAGTTTGAGATATGGCAAAACGACAATATGATCAATCAGGCCTCCATGGCTCGTGACTACCAAAAGTTCCTTGAGCAAAACATTCTTAAGCTAAACCACAAATCGTTTCACCAGATCGTTGTTCTAGGATCATCCTCATTCATTCCCTTTATGCAACTACCTGCTTACATCCGACGTGAAGTAATCGAGGACTTGTTGGATATACAGGTGTTTAGTAAAATGAATCAAATCCTTAAGGAAAGAAACGGTAAACTCAAGGAAGAGATCAACGATACGAACTATCGCCTTGAGCTTATGAAGGAAAAGGTAACCCTACAGCGTAAGTACATTAGAGATATTACGGAGATTAATGATGGTCAGATTAAAGAAAAACGTAAAGAGATCGACAACCTCAACAAAGAAATCGATACGTTACAGTCGCAATGTAAAGAGGCCACTGATTACATCGAAAAGGTCCAGGACGAGCTTCAGTCAAACCTTAAAAAGCAACACGACAAAAAGCAAGCGTTACTCCAATACCAAGCTCAGTTCCAACAGCAAATTAGGACAGTCGTTAAAGACGCGAAGTTTTATGAGGATAATGACTCATGCCCCACATGTTCCCAAGATATTAGTGAGAGTGTTAGATCAGGGAAACTCAAAACAGCCCAAGACAAAGCGGCGGAGCTTCACAAAGCAATGGACGATGTCTCTACAGAGTCAACTTCTGTGGAACAGGATATTCAACGGCTCAATGAAATTTCCGAGGAAGTACGGAAGAGAACATCACTTGTTTCTTCTAACAATACATCAATCTCCAGGATGCAAGGACAGATACGAAATATCGAAAACGACATCAGCAGCCTTAATGGCAAGGGCGGAGATCTAGGCAAGGCCAACTCTGAACTGTCCACTCTGGTCGAGGAACGTGACGGCGTATCAGAACAAAAACTCCATTTGATCGATGAAAGAACCTATAACGACGCAGCGGCTGAAATGTTAAAGGACACTGGCATCAAGACTAAGATCATTAAGGAGTATCTACCAGTGATGAACAAACTGGTGAACAACTACTTACAAGTACTTGACTTCTTTGTATCGTTCCACCTTGACGAAAACTTTAACGAGGTCATTAAGTCACGCCATAGGGATTCGTTCAATTATGCATCGTTCTCTGAGGGTGAAAAGCAGCGTATTGATTTGGCCTTGTTGTTTACATGGCGACAGATCGCACGTATGAAAAACTCAACATCAACAAACCTCCTCGTTTTGGACGAAACCTTCGATAGCTCACTCGACCATGACGGCGTAGATAACCTTATGAAGATCCTTGGTACACTGGAGGACGACTCAAACGTATTCGTCATCAGTCACAAGGGTGATCTATTGGATGGTAAATTCCGTAGTAAGATTGAGTTCGCCAAGGAGCACAACTTTAGTAAGATGGTGGCATGAAACCAAACACGGAGTTCAGATTAGACGTAAAAGACATAGCTTTGATAGAAAAAGCTCTGCAGGAACTACAGTCTAACTTAAGCAATAATGACGATAAACGACGCGTTGTTGATCTGTTGGCTAAGATATATCATCAGAAAGTTTGGTACAGACCTAAGGAAAATTACGTCTCTGGCTAAAAAAAATGAACTTTTTTTCATAAATATGCATATTAGCTATTTACATCCATACGAAACTATGGTAGAATAGTACTATCAAATGGAAGGAGTAGCCATGAACGAGTCAAAGTCAATCCTAGCAAAACTGCTGGCGAAGGAGAACATCACCGTCCGCTATGGGAACTACCATACGGCATCGTTTGACGTCCAAAATCGTATTCTTTGCTTACCTATGTGGAAGTATGATAACAAAGGTTTGCTTGATATGTTGGTCGGTCACGAAGTAGGTCATGCCCTTTATACACCAGCCGAAGGTTGGCACGATTGTGAGATCGAAGTTCCTGGGATCCCTCGCGCGTTTATCAATATAGTCGAAGATATCCGTATTGAGAAAAAAATCCAGAGACAGTATCCTGGGTTGGTCCGTTCCTTTAAGCAAGGCTACGCACATCTGTTTGAGAACGACTTCTTTGAGATCGCAGGCAAAGACATTTCGGATATGTCGTTTATGAATCGCCTTAACATTAAGTCCAAACTACGCGAACTTGTTGAGGTACCTTTTAACGCAATTGAACAGCAGTTCGTAGACATGGCTATGAACGTTGAGACTTGGGATGACGTTCTTAACGTATGCAGAGCCTTACTTGAGTTTGCTGAGCAGGAGGATAACAATGAAACTGAGGAGTTACAATCCGCAGAGGCGCAAGCGCCGTCTTCAGGTCAAGATCAAGATGCTGAATCTCAAACTGAGGATTTTGGATCTGCTGACGAAGATGGTGGAGATGATACCGACACTCAACAGCAGATGGATACAGATCAAAACAACGGATCTGATGCTGATG